TAAACATGATCTCCATCGGAGACATGCAGGCGAAGAAGCAGGCGTCGACCACCGCAGGTAAGCCGCGGCACTACTACATCAACTCAGGGCAGATTGAGTTCTACCCCGCGCCAGACGGCGACTACGAGATTGAGATGCAATATGTCGCCCGCGTCCCGGCGCTGTCGGATGCCGCCCCCGGAAACTGGGTGCTGGACTACGCGCCAGACCTTTACCTCTACGCCGCGCTGACGCACGCCGCGCCATACTTGCAGGACGACCCGCGCGCGCAGGTTTGGGGTTCGCTATACGGTTCCGCATTGCAGGCTTTAAATAGCGAGAGCATGGCTGCCAAGTCGTCTGGCCCACTTCGCATGGGGGTTCCACGCTAATGGCAGCCACAACTTGGACCCAAGTCGCCGGGCAGGACAGTGAGGCCGACGTTGACACGATCATCGTGACGCCAATTGACGCTCCGTCTACGGAGTGGTCGCAAGTTGCCGGGCAGAGCAGCTCGACGGAGACTGACAACGTGCAGACGCTCGTTGACGAGGCCGCTGCGTCAGCCGCGTCAGCCGCAGCCGACGCCGTGGCAACCGCCATTGACGCCGCGCAGACAGGACTAGACGCCGCTGCAACCGCCGCTGATCGCGTGGCAACTGGACTGGACGCCGCTGCAACCGCCGCTGACGCCGCAGCAACCGCCGCAGACGCAGTGCAGACTGCTGCTGACTTACTGGCGACAGACGCAGACACGGTGGCAACTGCCGCAGACCGCGTGCAAACTGGATTGGACACGGTGGCAACCGCCGCAGACCGCGCCCAAACTACGTTGGACGCCGCCGCCACAGCCGCCGACCTGCTGGCAACTGACGCAGACACGGTGGCTACAGCCGCTGACCGCGCTCAGACCACACTAGACGCCGCTGCGACTGCCGCTGACCGCGTGCAGACTGGCCTCGACGCCACGGCAACCGCAGCCGACGCCGTGCAGACTGCCGCCGACCTGCTGGCTACCGACGCCGACACGGTGTCTACAGCCGCTGACCGCGTGCAAACTAGTCTTGACGCAGCCGCGACTGCCGCCGACTTGTTGGCAACAAATGCTGACGCCGCAGCCACGGCAGCAGATCGGGTGCAGACTGGCTTGGACGCCGCAGCTACCGCAGCAGACTTGCTGGCTACCGACGCTGACACGGTGGCTACAGCCGCTGACCGAGTGCAGACGGGTCTCGACGCCGCAGCAACCGCAGCAGACCTGCTGGCTACCAACGCCGACACAATCGCTACCGCAGCAGATCGCGTGCAAACTGGGCTAGATGCAGCGGCTACCGCAGCAGACTTGCTAGCCACCGACGCCGACACAATTGCGACTGCCGCTGACCGAGTGCAGACTGGGCTGGATGCCGCCGCGACGGCCGCTGACTTACTGGCGACAGACGCAGACACAGTTGCCACGGCAGCGGATCGGGTGCAGACTGGGCTAGACGCCACAGCAACCGCAGCGGATCGCGTGCAGACTGGATTAGACGCCGCAGCCGCAGCCGTGTCAGAGGCTAACGCCGCCACAGCAGCGGCCAATGCCGCCATCATTTATGCAATTGCGTTAGGATAACATCACATGGCCTTCAACAAATACACATCGCTGGCCGTGGGAACATCGCCAGTCACAGTTCACACTGTAGCAGCAGGTCAGGAAGTGGTCGTCATCGGCCTTAACCTCTGCAACACATCAGCATCACAGATCACTGTGGATGTCCAAGTTGCTGGTGCATACCTAGTCAAAGGCGCACCGATCCCCGCTGGCTCCGCACTGTCGGCTTTAGACGGCAAGATGATCATGGAGGCTGCTGATACCTGTGTCGTCACATCGAACACCGCAGCGTCTGTGGACGTGATCTTGTCAGTTCTTGAGCAGGGTGAAAGCTAATGAGCAAGCAGACAGATTTACTGAACCTCACAGATGCAATCACTGCGAATGGCTTGGGTAATGCTGCCGTTGTTGGTTCTCTGGCGGTTGGCAGTAACTTCACACAAAACTCCCAGCAATCAATTTCAGGTGGTGGAGACATTTCGTGGAGCGGGACATACTTAAAATGGTCTGAAAGGTTTCTTGCTGTCGCTAACGGGCGGAGCGCCACGACTGCGACTTCGGGTTATTTCGATATCGAAACACCTGCCGCTGGCACAGTCATAACGGGTTTGGGTTCAACGCCTGATGTGACATGTGTGGATGGGATACCAATGGGTCCTTGGCAGTCCCTTTGGTATATATTGCCACTTGGTTCCAGCGAAGTCTCAGTTCCAGCTAATTTTAGAATTGCCGAATACTCATCTATGCTTGACGTAATTATCCCCAGCCACTGGATTTTAATTGCGACAACTAATGCGGACAACGGTGGTCGGCACGTAAAAACATGCGCAGGGAGAAATGTCGTTGAAGGTTCTGTCTCATACCCTGACACTGGTCTTATAACCCCCACACTGTTGAATGGTTGGGTTGGCTACGGCAGCGACTATTCCCCTGTCTACTACAGCCGCAAGAATAACGTGGTGACACTAATAGGTCTCGTTAAGGACGGGACCTCTGGGACAATCTTCAATTTGCCTGTTGGGTTTCGCCCTGCGGCGAGACTGCTAACGTCGACACTGACAAACTCCAATGCGCTTGCCCGATTAGATGTAAGACTAGACGGAGATGTACTCGCAGCAGGAACGTACAACGCCTCATGGTTTTCAGTAGCTTGCAGCTTTACAGTATCTTGAGGAGCACATCATGATTTTAGAGTTTACAGTAAACGACACGCAATACGACTACCGCAAGGGTGCCTTGGGCGACGATGGTGTTTACGCATTAGATGTGCAGCGGCAGGGTTACTTCCTTGTCGATGACATCCCCGCAGCAGTGCAGGCAGAGATTGACAGGCTGCTACTGATTGAGGCGTCCCTGCAATACAAGGTTGACAGAGCCGCAGCTTACCCAAGTCTGACTGAACAAGCCGATATGGCTTACTGGGACAGACAGAACGGCACAACGACACTTGATGACGCCATCAGCGCTGTCAAAGTCGCACACCCTAAACCCACAGGAGAAGCATAATGGCTGGCTATATCGGCTCAAAAGCCTCCGTGGTCTCATCTGGCGCTGAACGCAAGAAGACCTTCGCAATCACAGGCACAACAACAGTCCTCAATGGCTTGTCCTACACGCCCACATTCGTGCATCTGTTCCATAACGGTGTTCGTCTGGTAGATGGCACAGACTACACAGCGACAGACGGCACAAGCATCACGCTGACTTCTGCTGCCGAGAGTGGCGACGAGGTTGTCGTGATCTCGTATGCCTCGTTTCAAGTTGCTGATGCCTATACGAAAGCTGAAGCTGACAGTGCTTTCGTGAGTGATCCCAATGGTGCTGTCACTGTAGATGGCAACGGTAATGTTGGGATTGGTGCGGCGGCTCCTAGTTCGGATGTGGACATACTCGGTTCAAGCAGTCGTATTAGGTTGGATGGTTCGTCGGCGTCATTTCAGATACTGTCCCGAAACACTGCGGATAGCGCAACTAATGCTCTGACATTTGACGCTGACAGCTACACATTTAATCGTGCAGGGTCTACGAAAGCGGTAATCGACAGCAGCGGTTATGTGTCCGTGGCGGGTAATATTAGCTCTAACAGTTACTACGCTTATGATGCCTACGTGTCGAATTCGGTAAGGCTACGGCTAAAACTACCAGATGGTAGCGATTTCCCAAAGGGGCAAGCGGCAATTGTAGGTTTGTTTGTTGAAGGCACAGGCACTGCACTGACAACTCAATTGTATACCGTAACCCATAATGGTTCAGGAACTAGTGGCATTTCTCTCCTGCAAGGCTCTAGTGCAGGGGTATCTAACCGCCCAGCTATGTCACTTGATGCAAGCGGTTACCCCATCATCTACACTGGGCACCCAAACATTTACTCGGTAGCCGTGCGGGTAATGCCCTTCCGCAATCTAGCATAGGAAAACAACATGATAAATCTTGAGGGGCGTCTATATGACTGCGCCACGAAGGCCGAAGCTGAAGCTATGCGGGATTTTAAACCAGACCCAGAAGTAGAGAAGGCTTTGGTTTTAGAAAACATTCAGGTTGAGGCCAATGCCTTGGCACGATCCTACTTAGCTGAGACAGACTGGTATCTAATTCGCTATGCGGAAACAGGTGAGTCAGTGCCGCCAGAGGTTACGGCCAAACGTACAGCAGCAAGGCTTTCTGTGGGGGTAACACCATGAGTGGATACATCGGCAACATCCCAACGCCACAGGCCACTCAGTCACGGGACAGCTTCACAGCTACAGCCTCACAGACTAGCTTCGCCACAGCGGGTTACACTGCTGGCTTCCTCGACGTGTATCTCAACGGGGTACACCTTCTAGACAGCGCAGACTACACAGCGACCAATGGCTCAGACATCGTGCTGACTGTCGGTGCTGCTGCGGGTGATGTGCTGGAGGTTGTGTCGTATAGTACGTTTGAGGTGCTGGACCCAACGTTCACAGGGACGACTACTACAGAAGCCCTGACAGTCACTGGTGCATTCACCTCTAAGGGTATTGACGACAACGCAGCGTCTACTGCTGTTACTATTGATGCAAGTGGTAGCGTGGGTATTGGTGCGGCGGCTCCTGCTTGGAAGCTAGAGTTGGACAACAATGCAGATAGTACACTCATTCAAGTTATACGAGGTGCAGGTAACGCTTATATTGGCTTTGGTGTTAATGGCGATAACGCAATTATAACAGGTGGTACTGCTTCTGCTAGCGAACCTAGAAACCTAACATTCCGAACAGCCAACAGTAGTGGTGTTGAAAGCGAAGCCATGCGCATCGACTCGTCAGGCCACGCAATCATCCCTGCTGGTATAACCCTCGGCACTGCTGCTGGTGTTTATTCAGCGGCCAATACGCTGGATGATTACGAGGAGGGGACTTGGACGCCTGTGTTCTCCTCCCTATTTACGCAAGGGTGTTTTGACACAGCTACAGGGTTCTCAAGGGCAATAGGTACATATGTAAAAGTAGGGGGAATGGTGTGGTGCTACGCTGAAATCGAAGTAGCGGGAGGTACGGGTAGCTGGGCTCCAACCGCAAACTACTCTATAACAAACTCTAGCTTGCCCTTCACCCCCGCTGCAAACGGTGGCACGGGAGAATTTTATACACTTCAAGGCACACAGCACATCTACAACGCTGTTGGCAATGGTATAATTGGCTCTGGCATGGTGACTCCTTTAAATAGCCAAACAGTTCTTGTTGTTACTACAATAGCCACGTCTGGGACCATAGCCACATCAAATTTTGCACAGTCTCTCTCTATACATTACAGAACTGCATAAACTTATCAGGGCCAGATTACCCCTGACGGACAACACACAAAGGAGCCTCACATGGCACTTACAGAACGCACTATCATCGACAAATACGAGATCGTCGGTGACTTCAAGCACATCCAATGCCGCCACGCCACGATCATTGAACGTGATGGCGTAGAGATCAGCCGCAGCTATCACAGGCACGTCATTGCACCCTCAGACGACGTGACAGGGGAGCCACAAGAGGTTCAAGCCTTGGCAGCACTGATGCACACCCCAGAGATCATCGCAGCGTATGAGGCTCATGTGGCTGCGCAAGCGGAGGGTATCTAATGTCTAAAGCAAGAGGACTAGCCGATCTAGGCAACGCCTACAACGATGGTGCTTTGAGTAATCGTAATGTTGTTCTGAACGGCGCAATGAACGTGGCACAGAGGGGAACGAGTTTTAGTTCTGGCGGTGCTATCTACACATTAGATAGGTGGGAGATATATCCTGGGGCAAATCCTGGGGTAGTTGACACTTCCAGAGTGCAGTTTAATGCATCTGACGACATGCTGGTTGTGAGTGGTTTTAACTACTACCTAAACACTGTGTATTCTACAGGGGTTGGTGGTGCGGCTTATGATAATAGGCATTTTCGGATCAACCAAGAGAACGCATACTTCTATGCGGGGAAGACTTTCACCATTAGCTTTTGGGCAAAGTCTGACACGAATAGAAAACTTGGGTTGGAAACAAGGCTAAACGCTGGGGCTACAGAAGATACTCTTCACAAAAGTGTTTTAGATGCCTCTGGTTGGCAACTGTCTACTAGCTGGCAGTATTTTACGCATACTTTCACCATCCCTGCTTTAGTCACAACAAGTGCATCCATAGAAGCTTCAGTTGCAAGTTTTTACATAACTGCGGACCCAGTTTCTACTGGTGCAACTTACGACATCACAGGCGTCCAACTCGAAGTAGGCGACACAGCTACTCCATTCGAACACCGCAGCTATGCACAGGAATTGGCTTTGTGTCAGCGTTTTTATCAAGAGTGTATCATCAAAGATAGGGTATTTTGCAGCTACAACAATTCATCTGCATCCTACGGTGGCAGCTTCCAATGGCGCACTGTAATGAGGGCGGCCCCTACGGCACAGGGTGGAACAAATGCGATGGCATATCCGTCAAATGATCCTAACGCAGTAACTGGCAAGCAGGTGCTGATCCAGACAACCTACGCAGAAGGGTGTCAGGCATATTTAAACTATGACACGGTCTATGCCCATACTTGGTTTGTTCGTGCTGACAGCCTTTTACTAGATGCGGAGTTATAATCATGGATAATATGAACATCACAACCGCACAGTACGTGTCAGACCCAATGGGTGGCATCAACACCTCCATCAAAGCCACCATCGACGGCCAAGAGATGTCAGTACCCCTCGACCCTAACAACCGTCACTACGCAGAGATCATGCGTCAGGTGGACGCTGGTAGTCTTGTGGTCGCTGCGGCTGAAACCCCCTAGCAGTTGCTTTTCCGCGCTAAAAATGACAATATGCGCTCAACACATTGGAGCAGACAATGACAACCTTCACTTACACTAATCCCACAGTCGGTGGCTCCGAGGACACTTGGGGGACGACCCTGAATGCCAACTGGACGGCGCTCGGCAACTTCATTGGCACGCTAGACAGCGCGGAGCTGGCGGTGTTGGATGGAATCACGGCCACGACGGCAGAGTTGAACCTGCTCGACGGCGTGACCTTGGACATTGCCGCCGTTACAGCGACTGCGGCTGAGTTGAACCACGTTGACGGGGTCACGTCACCCATTCAACCGCAGATCAATGCAAAGGCTCCAGTCAACTCCCCCGCGTTTACAGGAAACCCGACGGCACCAACGCCAGCGACATCAGACAATGATACAACCATAGCCACGACAGCAATGGTGAGGTCGGCCATAGCGTCATACTCTGTCCCGTCAACTGCACAGGTGGGTTCAGCTACGGCTGGTCTTGGCGCAGGTGCGGTTGGGTCTTACATTCTTGCGTGGGATATAACTTGGACGGGCGGAACAAGAGGCACTGGGTCAACAATCGCTGGGACTAGCCTACGTCCAACTGGTTTTTCACGTGTAGACGAAGATTACGTCTCGGCGGCAAACAAAGTGCGGGTCGGCTACGGCAGCGCTCTGGGTGGCACATGGCGTCTCATGGGCTATCTGGGTATGTTGGATGGCTACGGTAAATACGTCTACACTGGCTCAATGTATTTAAGGATTTCTTGATATGAAGTATCGCAACGCAAAATACATCAACGACAACGGCTGGGTTGAGTGCGAGATTAACCACCCTGAATTTGGCTGGATACCTTACGGGCTGAACCCCGCTGACACTGATATGACCGTCAACAACGACGACCTGTTAGCAGCGATGGCTAAAGCTGGCGATGTAGCGGCATACGTTCCGCCGACGCAGGCTGAACTTGACGAGGCGCTTTCGGCGCAGCTTCGGATGGACCGTGACGCCCTACTATATAAAGTTGACGCCATTGCAGGCAACGCGCTCCGCTGGTCGGCTCTCGACGCTAAAGTGCAGGCGGCTTGGTCGGTATATCGGCAGGCTCTGCTTGATGTCCCACAACAGTCTGGATTCCCCATTAACGTAAATTGGCCCGTAAAGCCATCGGAGTGACGGCATGCCATTAGTCGAGATTAAGCCGCCTCCGGGGTTCATGCACCACGGCACCGACCTTGAGAGCGAAGGCCGCTGGCGTGACGGCAGCTTAGTGCGCTGGCACGAGGGCAGTCTTCGGCCTGTTGCTGGCTGGGTTGATCGCGTAGGCTCGCCGATTTATGCCGCGCCGACTCGTGGTATGCTTGCTTGGAACAGCAACTCAACGCGTTGGATTTCGGCTGGCAGCTACAGCCACCTTTACGCCACGACGGCCACAGGCATGACAACTGACATCACGCCCGCAGGATACACGGCCGGCCTGCGCGACGCGGCGGTGAACACTGGCTACGGCGGCGGCCCTTACGGGACAGGTTACTACGGGCAGGCTCGCCCAGACACAGGTAACTATTCGGAGGCTACGACGTGGTCACTGGACACTTGGGGCCAGTATCTGGTCGCCTGCGCGCCGACTGACGGTAAAATATACGAGTGGCAACTTGATCCGATGGTGCCTGCGGCCGTCGTGTCCAATGCGCCCGTAGATAACCTCGGCCTAGTGGTAACGGAAAACCGCTTCCTGTTTGCACTTGGCGCGGGCGGCGATCCGCGCAAGATTGCTTGGTCTGACTTTGAGGACAACACGACTTGGACGGCGTCCAGCACCAACCAAGCTGGCGACACGATTTTGCAATCCGCCGGGCAGATTGTGGCGGGCGCACGAACCGAGGGCCAGACGCTCATCCTGACGGATCAGGACGCCCACCGCGCAGTCTACGTCGGCGCGCCGTTTGTGTTCCAGTTTGATCGCGTGGGATCGTCCTGCGGCCTTGTCGCACGGAAGGCGT